CACCTTTAACAGGAAAATCAGGTACGTTGCGAATTATCTTTTTAAGATCCATTAATCAAAATATCCTTCTTCCTCTAAATATTCTACAGTATACTGATTTGGGTCATCTCTCCATCTTTTATTCATATACCCAACTTGTACTTCATAACTTTTACCCATTGTATCTGCATAATCATAATTAAGTTCTAATTCTTTTTTATCATAATAAACAGATTCAACTAGGTCTGCTAGATTACTTTCACAAGAACCAAAACACAATTTTTCAGGATCAAACTCTTCACCCTCTAAATCTAAAAAGCAAACACCAAAGTTACCTTTTTCCACACTCATAAAAGACAACACAGGAACATAGTCTTCCATATCATCTGGTATACTATTGTCAAAGTAACATTCTCTGCCATATATATGACTTGCTTCTCCTTCGAAAATCTCGTTGTCCCAGTCCCAATCATCTGAGCCATCTGCCGGAACTTCGTATACAGTCCAAGTACCGTCTGAAAAAGCACCATTCAAGTGTTCGTATTCATCACAGTCATGCCAGTATGTGAAATCCTCCTTGACTTCTGGTGAATTGTCATCTGGATTTTCATCTTCTTCAGCACCTTCGCCTGTGTTTAATACTTGTTCCATTAAATCATATGATTCTCTGTCTACCCAGTAATCAACAAAATCTTGAGAGATCTCTCCAACTACCATTTCACCGCCATAATTTCCAGGCTCAATTCTATAACGTCTTTTTGTGCCTTTTAATTTGTCAGTCATTTTCTCAATATCATTATCTAAACTCATAAATCCTCCTAGTCTAGTAAATGCCCAACGTCAATTTCGTTAGGAATTTTATTCGCTTCTTTCACAAAGAATGCACACTTAGGATTAGGTCCTGATTCTAAAGGTGCAACCAACATGTGACCGTTTTTTAATTTAGGGAAGAACCATTTTACATCTTGATAGATGTTTGTAATTTTAATTTCTTCACATTCAATCAACTTTCTGCCTAAAGGATTTAATGTTGCTGTTAGAAATCCTCTATTGTTTAAACTTGTTAAAGGTATAACTTCTATTCCGCTCAAATCTTCATCTGTGATTGCTATACTCCAATCCATAGGCATTTGAATTTTGTTATTGCCTATCTGCAAACAAATTGCAGGTGCATAGAAACTTTCTAAAAATATAAGAGGCAAAAAATAGTAATCCATCCACTCTGGATCTGATGTATCAAACACACAAAATCTGATATCATCTATTTCGTCAGGCACATGGTCTATTTCATATACGTCATTATCTACTGTTAATATTTTCATTTATACTCCACTTTAGTAACTTGGAACGGAAAACCTTGTTCTTTATAAAATGCTTTTCGTTTTGTTAGATGTCTTTTACTGTATTTTAAATTACTGGTAATATCAATCACATTCAAATAGTCTTTATCTTCTGCTTTTCTAATTCCACGTCCAATACTTTGAATAACACGAACAAAACTTTTGCCTGGCTCCAAGAGCACCAAGTTAAAAATTCTAGGTATGTTAATACCTACTGCCGCGACACCATATGTTGCAACTATTACTTTATTATCCATTTCGCTGACTTCACGATATTCTTTTTGTCTGTCAGAAACTTTCATCTCTCCACTTATGAATACCCAGTCAGGAAACATATCAGATAATATCTCTCCAGTTGCCAGTCTATCTATCAGTACAAGAGTATTACCCGAGCCACTTAAACCTGTGATGATGTTTGCAATCTCAGTAACTCTATCTTTGTCTGTTACAAGCCATTTAAGTTCTTGTGCATAGTTATTAAATCCTAATACACCATCTTGTAATTGTAAGATATTGATATCCAAGTTTGCTAGTACACCTTTTTCTTGTAACTCTTTACTGCTTAGATTTCCAATAACAGGACCTAGACTACACACACATCCAACTGCTTCATGTTCGTCTTTAGGAATAGTTCCTGTTAAACCCCAACGGACCGGTACATTTCTAAATGGTCCGCTTAATAAGTTACGGAGTACATCTGCTTTTGCTTTATGTACTTCGTCAACCATAATACAAACAACACCATCTAAAAATTCATCTATGGGGAAGTCTGCTTCATATTTTTTACTTTTCTTTTCCATAATACTTAGACTTTGCCAAGTACATATTGTATGAGTTTTATCATACTCTTTTCTGTCACCAAACAGCACACCAACATCAAGTCCTAAATTCTTGTAGTCACGTTCTGTTTGTACAACCAAATCCTTGTTAGGAACAATCACTATTGTTCTACCAAAGGGTTCACAGCAATCGCTTAAGGCGGCTGTTATGAGCGTCTTACCGGCACCTGTAGCCACCTCCTGCAAACTCTGTGGATTCTTTAAGAAGTTATTGATTACTTCAACTTGGTAATCTCTAAGGATAATAGGTTCGCCTTCTGCAGGATGACCTTTGGGCCATGCAACATTTTCATATCTTGTTTGCTCTATTTCCTCAAAGTTCAAGTTCCAAACATTCCTGTTGTCTTGAACTTCAATGTCATAGCCTGCTTTTTGCACTATGGGTAATAACTTGTCCAGCAAGTTCATATAAGTTCTGCCGCCAATGTCGCAGAATCTCACACAACCATCCCAACGTCCCAATTTGTATGCTGGCATGTGATAAGCATACGGCAAAAAGAACTTTACTGCATCTGAAATAGCACGTCTAGTTTTAACATCAAGTCCAACAAACTTAACGTTTACTTCATCTCTAATTTCTAGAACGCATTTACCCATAAAAGTTATCCCTTAATTTGCTATTATATTACCAATTGTAGTCCATTGTCAAGTAAAATTCTCTACCCTGATTTTCATAAAAAGGTACAACCTCGACAACTTCGTCTGTTACATTTTCTACTTTAAAAGATAGTGTAAACTTTTCCCATTTTTTAGTGACATAAAAATCTAACTTTTCTAAATCTTCTAGATATGTTTGACCTTCTGGGACAACATCAAATTCGCTTGGTAGCCTGTCTAAGTTTATAGCATACCTAACTCTAAATTCGATATCATTAAATGTTTGTCTCCAATCAATTGTACTAGAGTACTTTGGTGCTCTAGGTTGGTCTGTGTCGTTATACATCAGCAACACTCTAATAGGACCAAACACCTGGTTATATTTGATACCTTGTGTGATATATTTGCCTGCATTAAAGTATTGGGGATTTACAAAAACATCGCCCAATGTAAAACCTTCTTGATATTCTATAGTTTCATCAAATTCAAATCTGTACAGTGACAGTACACCGTAACCCAATTCATAACCTACACCTTCTTCAGGTTTTAAATCTTTGTTGCCTAATACAAAATCATCTCCAAACAATTCATAAAGTGTTGGCTTCCTAAAACTATTGCCCACATTTAAAAAGAACTGATTTTTAGATATACCAAGTCTTAGAGCATGTTGTTTGTCGTTTCCTAGCCTAACACCAAAATTGTAATCGACAATAAAATTAGCATTTGCTTGAAAAAATATTCCATAGTTTTCATCTCTATAAACATTTTTTCCAGCAGACGAACTTGTTTCATAATATAAATTTTCTGCATCTAGTCCATAGTGTACAGATAGGTTATTACTGAGTTTTGATGTTTCGGTTATTCTAATATAATCAGTGTAACTATTATTTGTGTAAGTTTCGATTGACTTAGTGTAGTAATCGCTACTCACATAACTTCTTCCTAATGTAAAATAGTCATTGCGGATAGATAGATTGTAACGTACACCATCTTCAACACAATCGTTACTGGTGCTAAAGTCTACAGCATCAAAACAATTATCATAATCATAATCATAGTCTGAATACTTTCCAGTGAATATCCAATCACCAAATTCTACCACAGTTTTAATTTGACTAAATTCATACGAATCCTCTTCATCGTTGTCATTTCGAACACTGTCAATATCTTCTTCTAATCTCACAAATTGAATTTGGTCAATTGGTGCAACTCTGACATAGTTGACTTCATCTTCTACTCTCACAGTCATACCAGAATCAATCGAGTCCTGTATTAGCACTGTGCCAGCAATACTGCCACTGCCGTACAACACGCCATTGGCGCCGGATATAACTTTTATTTTTTCACCTGATACAATATCATGCCCGAAGTTGTACCACCCGCTACCGGGCTCATTAGAGGGTATACCGTTTACAAAAACTGATGTGTGAGTTGTTTGAGTTCCTTTCTCATTGTAGCCCACAAAGCCTCCATATCCTCCCGGGTTATAAGTAAATGCAGGAAGTATGGAACTGATCAGTCTACTGCTTGAAACAGGCTCAGTTTGATATAACTCTTCCTGTTGTCCTATCACTAAAACTTCTTCTATTTCATCTGCGTTGGCTTCCGATGCCCACAACATGAATAGCATGAATACAAAAACAGCATACAAGGGTGCAAAGTTTAAGTGAAAGTTTTTATCAAATTCTTTCATTATTTCTCCATGTTAATTAACAGTATTAATTATACACAAAGAAATAGAAAAGTCAAGAAATATTTAATAAAGTGAAGCCCGGGAGGCCCCGGGCTTCGATGGTGCTCTGGGTGGGGGATGACTAACGTTTGAGCACCAGGGAACCGTTAGCAGTATTACTTATTTTAGATACTACCCTTCATACAAGTAGTTCTGGCTAATGACTGCCAGTTAGCAGGATCCATTTTCCTAAGGTCGGAAATTTTAAGAACCATACGCAAACTGATTTCTCTCAACTTGTCTGCATTGTCAAGCATAAAGTCAATGATCTCTTTATCGCCATCTGCACCAAACTCGTATTCTTCAAGCATACCATCACGAACAATTTGCTTGATTCGAATAAACTTATCACGAATACTGTTCATTGTAAGATCCAAGTAGTGACACCTTGACATAAGAGCCGCCAAGTGGTCCTTAATCTTCTTAGAACGAACGTTTTCGAAATCAACGTTAGTAATAAAGATACAACCACCTTTGAACTCAAACCTATCAGGTATACCTTCCCTACGAAGTGCGTTGGACTCTGACTTCCAAGTAATGTATCGCTTCTTACCTGAATCAAGTGTAGCCTTAAGCATGTTCAAACATACTTCATCAAACAACACAGAGTCACAGTCATCAAATACTAGAATGTTGCCTGCTTCTGAGTTATTGTAAAGAGTTTGGAAAAGACCAATTGGAGTTACAGAACCTTTTACAACTTCTGTTCTCTTAGGCTTACCAGCAACTTCAGTAAGCATGTCATAGTCTTCAAGAACTGTTTCAACACCAAATGACTTACCAACACCTGGAGGGCCACTTACAATCATACCTCTTACTGTACCTTCTGCTACAGCATGAGTCATACGATCCAAAATATCAAAACGTTCTTTGATTCGCTCGATTGCAGTTTCTTCATTCTCCTCTTCTTTTGGAGAATTATCAATCTTTGGTTGCTCGGCATATACAGCCGGAGTAACATATTCAAGGTCCTGTGTAGGATCTTCAATTAGCACTCGGATCTTATCAAATTTATCGCCAAGAACTTCACTTCCATCTACAGTGATAAAAGCACCCTTCTTGCCAATGTTCAATGGCTTTACAATAGGGAATACAGTGTTTTCAACAGTATTCTTTCTGTAAGTACCATGTTTAATTTTTACAAAGTTAGTCATCGTTTACTCCCGTTTCGTTTAACTATGTATACTATTATACGTCTTTATACTCGGAAGTCAACCTTTTTTACCACTTTTTTTGGTATTTTTTTTAAGATTTATTGATATTCAGCATGAAAAAGCAGGTTTGTAAGCATTTTGCCTGCCATTTTGCATCATCCAAAGCACTATGTAGGTCTTCTTGGATGCCTTTTCTGGGGTCTGTATCCATTAAACTAAACACAGTTCTGCTGTCTCTAATTTGCCAATATGCCCAATTTTGATGGTGTCCGAATTGCTTGTATAGGTTTTCAAGAATAACCATATCAAACTGAGGACCTTGACACCAAATCTGCTCACAGCCTACTAGCCACTTATTAAGTGTTTTAGTAAATTCTGTTAAATTAGTTCTGCCCTCATCTGAGAATGCTCTATCTCTAATATGTTCGGGTTGTTTTGACCACCATTCTAAAGTGTTTTCATCAACATCACGACCCAATGTTGTTTGCTCGTCGATGTCTAATTTAAACTCTAAATGTGCATGTGGCTCTTCATTGTTGTAAGGATTAAACTTTACTCCACCCACACTCAACACTACTGCTTCAGGCGTAGTAGCCAAAGTTTCAATGTCTATCATAGCATGGGTGGACATAATTATTTTGTTCCTTGAAGTTTGTATTGACCAAATAACTTGTCAAACATCTGCTGAGCTTCAGTTTGAGTTAACTGTTCATCTCCCCAATCTCTGCGTTCTTCAGCATTCATAGTTCTCCACTCAGTGAAGTTTTGGTCATAAGACAGTTCACTGTCGTACATAAAAATATTTTCCATATCTCACTCCTATATTGATATGTTTACATAATACAAAATTTTGAGGTGAATGTCAACCTAAAATTTTACCAAAATGTTTGGCACACAAAGATTCTTCTAATTGATATGCTTCAACTTCCCAAGGTAAATCCATGTATTTCATGTTTCTACGCCATTCATGTGTTTCGCCATTTATCAGTTGTTTAGCATGAATAAGTTCATGTGTTAGGTTTATCAGCAATTCAGATAATGTGTATGTATGTCCGTCAGAGTTTCTTGCTAATTCTATTTCGATATGCTCAGAGTCTCCCCAACAGTATCCTGCCATTTGTTGGTCAACCTCTTTTAGTATCTCAATGTTTATATCAACTTCATGATTACAAGTAGGACATAGGTCATACAGCAAATCTTCTGCTGATTGAATTACTTGATTTTTATTTTTGATACGACCCTGAAAAAATATGTTTATCACGATATCACAATGTCTTCCATACCAGCAGTTCTTAGTCTTGTGATATGACCAATTTGCCACTGCTTGGTATCGAGCCCTTTCATTATACCTAAGTATTTGTTTCTCAAAAGAGCATATTGGTTGCAAAGATGCGTTAGGTCAATAACACTATCTTCGCTGTCTACAAATTTTTCAGCATCTCTACTGCTCAATTGTCTATTGTAGGTTTCTAAATATTTACGGAAAGTTTTAGAACGTTCTTTGCGAAGTTCTATATTTAGATGTTCTAGTATTGCTTCAATCTCTTGTAGTTGATTGAATCGATGTTCAGTAATGCCAGGTAAGGCAGAACTGGATTTCTCCAGACTGCCTTTAATACTGCATTCGTATTTGGCTTCTTCTAATTCTTTTTCATAATAGTCTATTGAGTCAACAATCTTGCTCAAGTCTGCTACTACTGAATTATACCAACCTGCCATAACTTAATTCCAATTGTCTTCGTCGTCTTCGTCATCTCCGAAGCCAAAATGTCCAACAACTGCTGTCTTAAGAACTGAATCAAAAGTGTGCAACTCTTCATCGATGTTAATCATGTCTGCTTCTTCATCGAACACTCTAACAAGATGCTCTGCCGCTTCAATTCTGTCCTTTTTAGGAACATAGTGCTTCAAAGAGTCCCAAACACTAACAAGTAATAATATATCAGGATTCATCAATCAACTCCTCTGCGTTAAAATCGTCTAGTTCGTTGACATCAATATCCTCATCTGCATCTGCATCTTTCTTAGGATTTTGTCCGAACTCCTGCATAATTATTTCAAGACGTTCTCCTGTCCACCCTTTTCTGAACTCTTTTATTTCTTCGCCAGTAATAGGTGATACATAGGAAAGTTTGTTACCTACTTTCTCTAAAATGCCTTTTGCTTCTAACATTTCAACCATACCACTATATGGGTCCATGCCAGTCTCATAAGGGATTTTAACTTGTACACTTTCAAAAGGTTTGCTGTAACGTGTTTTCATAACTTTACAAGCGGCACGAATTCCTTGTACCGTTGAAACTTTATTACCGTCAGCATCTTCTTTGAGTTTAAGTTTCTTCATTGCAATAACAATACTACTTGCATAGATAAAACCTTGTCCGCCTGATATTTTATCATCAGGGTCAAACATGTCTTGTGATGCATAAGTATGGTTAGTTGCTACTAGACCAATTGGATGTGGTGCTAGTTGGTTTACTGTATTTCTAACTAGGGCAGTTAGTGCCTTTGGCTTTCTACCCATATCACCTTTCATGTCACCTTTTTGGAATTGGTCAACATCAGTTGGTGTTAGTAGCATACCCAAACTGTCGATAACAAATAACATTTTAGGTTGCTCATCATATGGTAAATCACCATAGTTAGATTTATAGTCTTTTACAAAATCACTGATTGTTTTAGCAACATCATCAATCATGCTAACACTAATTTTGAGAAGTTTCTCAGGACTAGTGTCTACATCTAATGCTTGTAGCCAATCTTCATCTAGTGCGTTTTCACTATCAAATAATACTACTTGACAGCCTTGGTCTTGTGCGTGTTTCACAAGGTTACCAGAACAAATAAAACTTTTACCTGATCCGGACTCTCCAGCAAATACACTTACTTTACCAAGTGGGACTCCTTTTTTGAAGTCCCCACTGATAAGATAATTTAAAGTGTAGTTACCAGTTGATATCCAGTCTTGAGGATCATGAAAGCCAGCACTAATTCCGCTGATGCTCTTAGTTAGACCTGTTCTGAATTTGTTTAAGTCAAATGGTTTCTGCATGATATCTCCCTATTAACCGCGGTTTCTAATCATGTTCAGAATGTCATCTGCACTTGGTTTCTCGCCACTAGTTTCTGCTACTGGTTCAGCCTGAGGTTCAGCCGCAGTTGCTTGAGTTTCAACTGCTTCAGAAAGAGGGGCAGTTGGCTCTGCCACTGTTTCAACTACTGGAGCCGGAGCCGGAGTAGCCGCTGGTGCTTGTGCTGATTCTGTAGTCTTTTGGGTTGCTGATGCAGGAACATCTACGCCATAAGGCTTGTAGAAGTTACCCCATTTTTCAACATCATACAATTCACCATCAACTGATGCTTGGAACATTTCAGCGATTGCTTGTAGTTCTTCTTGCCCAGGTCTCTTAGGTAAAAAGTCTGATAGATTGTAAAGACCATGTGAGTCAATTGCCGCAAGTTCGTTCTCATCAAGAGCACGTTCTTTTCTAGCCCACTTAGATGTGCTATAGTCTGCGTATTGACCTTTGGTTGTTTTAGTTACCCTGAAATCAGTACCATTCATATAATCAGTTGGCATGTTTTCCATGTCTGGATCCATTAATGCTGATTTAATGATGTTAAAGATTTGAGGTGAAATTACGAAACGTCTGATTGGATTTTCAGGTGTTTCTTCTGAAAGAGGATTCTCAGTTACAAATCCTTGGAAAATGTAACTTCTCTTTTTCCAATATTTTCTACCCATGTCTTCTAGACTTGAGTCTTTAAACCAAGGACGTACCTCAGTTAATACTGGACATGTATCTCCATACATTTCTGCACAAGGTACTTGTACAGTTACAGGCTTCATGTCGCCACCCTTAACACCTGGGAAAGTCAAACGAATCATTTGTCTTTCAACCCAGAAAAATGTGTTGTTAGGATCCGCGTCAGGCAAGAACCTCAGTGTTGCTGAAGTGCCTTCATCGATATTCCAGTGTGGGTAAATTGCGTTGTCGCCGCCGCTTTGTTGCTTTGAGCCAGAACCTTTCGATTCCATTGCTTGTAGTTTTGCTCTAATTTCTGCCAAAGATGCCATAATATTTCTCCTTATATGTTTGTGCCATGTTTGTAAACTTTGTGTTTACTATGTGCCTAGTTTATATTCTTTATGCCATGTTGTCAACCTTTTTATACTACTGCTGACAGGTAGTTAAAAATTATTTATCAAATATAACGAAACTGTCAATAAATTTTTCGTATTCAGATGTTTTTGCTTCTGCTAAATCTTCTGCCATTGCTACATTTGTAGGCTGTTGTGCAGAAAGTAAAGAAGCCTTAACTGCTCTATATTCCATAGGATCTAAGCCGCCGCCATCTGATAACTTACTACCAATCCTACCTAAGTAACCTGCAAGTCTTTGATTTTGTACTACTGTACTTAATTGAGTTACTTGATATCCTAATCTAGCATTTGGGTTTGCAAATTCAATTGGTTCTTCTGCTATAACTTCCTTTGCACCTTCAAATGATTCTAATTCAATTGACTTCATTATGTAACTTTCAAATGCTGATTTCTTGTTAACCAACTTTGTTAATGTTTCGTGTGCATTACCAACTTTGTCATCAAAATGTGTTTCTGTGAAGTGGTCTTCAAGACTTACTTCGTTAACAATTTCAATGTTGTCAAATTCACTTAGACTTTCTACTGCTTTACTGTATGACTTAGAACCTGCTATTCTTTTGAATGAGTTTCTAATATTGTCAATGTGTTCCTTAGCAAGTGTAATATATTCATTATTAGTTTCTGTAACAAGACCTTTTGTAGTAACATACCTAACAAACTCTCTAAGAGTTCTTGCATCTTTACACATTTGGATAATGCTTTCACCTACTGTGTCATGCATTGTTCCGCCATTGTAAATATGTCTAGCCATTGCTCTTGCGCCTTGTAAATTCTTACTTGGGAACAAGAAACGTTCTTCGTTTGCTTGAATGAAAATCTTACTGATGTTTCTACTTCTAGCACCGCGTACTTCTTCGTTTACAGGCTTGGTATGTTTTACAACTA